TTAGCCTTTCCGATATTTAATGCGAACACATCAATGATCTTGTATAGTTTTCCTATCCATTTATCATCTTTGGGTGTAGGCGTAAGGGCTGCTATTGCTGACGCAACAGTAACTATTACACTTATTATTAATGCAATCATTATTAACATATCTGCCTCCTAATCATTAATTATTTCACGATTTGGTACTTCAATACCACATTTTTCTAATGCATCTATAGCTATCTGTTGAGCCAATTCTGGTTCGGCGGGACTTCCCCTTGCGATAATTTGTAATGCATTAACGAATTCTTCTTGGATCTGTTCTGGTGTCATGATCGTCTCCTTCATCAAAAAAAGTAGGATCTATAGCAACATAACGAGAACTGGGGCGTCCTCTGCCGTCTGCCTTAAATGTTCTTTCTTCTATTTCCCCACTTGCGGTAAGCCGCTCTATAATCTCCTTAACTTCACGGCGTTGCATTGATCTAAAAATTTCATGGCGGTCAATATCACGTTTTGAGATACCCCCTTCTCCCATTTCACGAATGTAATTTAACACAGTTTTGAACTTACTTTCCAATTCACTGTTAGAAACATGCTTACGACATGCTTCNACTAAAAGCTGATCATAAAATAAAATGTANTTGATAGCCCATTGAACTACGTCTGCATTGATTNTTTTGGCATTGGGATTATCNGCGAGNGTACCNATTAAAGATAAGCGCATGGCTTTTTCTCTGGTCCTGGAGTATAAAACTTCCAGTCCGTCTTTTTCTAATTCTGTTTGCCTGGTTACTAATTCATATTCTAAATTATCTAAAATCTTTTTAGCCGATTCATCAAAAGAAAGAATTTTTGGATCTACTTTAAGTTGACCGTTGTTTAAAAAACTATCATCCATTACGTTTAAAGCGGTTCTTACTTTCTTTACCCATTTAAGGATAGAGACAGGAGGATCTGTCTCTTCAATTAACTTGCCTACCACACGCGGTAATTTACTTTCACAAACAATAAAACGATTTAAAAATCCGTCTGCAATTCTGCCACTGGAAAGAGAACCGTAAAAATTCCTGGGTACTGTCATACCTAGAATCGTAACGGCAGGTTGATGACAGTAACGGCTCATCATTTCAGAAATTTGAGCGTTATTGGAATTCATCATGGAATAGTTATCGGGCCTAATGGTGCCGTGACATCGCCCCCAACATTCCATTAATACTTGGATGCCGTCCTCTTTATTAAAATTACTGGATTTGTTAATGGATTCTAATCTTTTACCAAACTCGTCCATGATGGAAATATGTGCTGGTTTAAAACGCAAAGCAGAAAATACTGCACCCGAAGAAGTGTAGCCGTCCCCAGCTAGAAGGTAATCGTATTCTGTGGCTTCCAGAATAGTCTCAATAACAGTTTTACTGTTTTCTTTACCTTGCCCAGACTTGGCAACATTCATAAAGAATAAACTGGCATAGTTATTTAGATCAGTTTTATACAGTCTACTGAGGACAACACTGCCTAACGCCAATGAAGTTTGCATGGATAAGTGCGGTTGAGAAACGCGAGCGATACTTTCTGCGTATCCCCAAATTTCTTTTAAGATACCAGGTGCTTCTAATAATTCATCGGGTGGATTGACTTCAGTTTTTTTTTCAACGTACAGAGGAGCATACGCTTTGTGACTTTCCTTATAAGCGTGCGTTTGTGCGATGCTTTTAATTGTCGTTTCTATTTCAGCAGGAGAAAGAGGAGGATCATTTTTACTATTCCAAACATTGAGAATGCCCGTTACTTCTTCTGCGGATAAATTCATTCCGATGTATTTGCCCGCTAATCGAGCTGCGGTATCATTACGACTCCCCTGTGGTACACCGTCTAAAGAAAGAGGTTGGTCCACACGTAACGCTCCGCCGTCGAAGTATTTACTTAAATTACCAGTAGCCCCAGTGATAATTTCATTTTTAATTTTACTGATGTCCTCAAGAGTTAAATTAGGTAAATCATTGACGTCCACCAGGTCAAAGCCGTCAGATAACTTGGGTTCGTAAGTAGCGCCTGTAGAATGAGTATTAAAGGGTGCGACAATACAGCCACCCTTTCCAATAATATCTATTTCTTTCTCTGGTTCTACTTGTCCGCGCTTGGCAGTATATCGCCCAAAGCCGATGTGATTACAATAATAAAAATGTACGCCACGACCAGTAGTGACACGGAAAGGAGTGAACGTTAAGCTCTTAATACACCAACCGACTGCTTCAGGGGTGTCGGCATCTACAACGACAAAATCGCCACATATTAAAGCTGGCATTAAGCCATTGGCGTTTGTAAACCACAGTCTTATTTCGTGGTCGTCGGGGACAATCTCTTCTTGATATTTTTTCCAGGCTACTGTGGGTCTTTTCTCTGCGCGTGTTACTGGTATTACTTTAAAGCCGTATTCTGAAAATCCTAATGCTATATCAAGTGCGGAGCTGTCCGGGCTTAGGCTCCAATCTATCACTTATCACTCTACTTCTTCTAGTGGTCCATAAATACTTTCAAAGTCCAGCCGGCCCCCTGTTCTCAGTATTATTTTTTTTGCTTCTTTTATACTCGGCTGTCTTTGGTTGTAACGCCAACTACGAACGGTGTTCCTTTTTGCTCCAAAAAGTTCGGCGGCGGCCTCCTCGCCAACAAACTCAATATACTGTTTTAGAGTCATAGACTCTTTGCTTTCTCTAAGTTCTTGCTCCATTGAATTTTCCTTGTTGTTATCAGAATGTATAGACTGCCTAATATACTAAATGTTTGCATTAAAGTCTAATTATGTTAAAGTTATTTTTGACAACAACAATAATAAGGAGAAATAAAATGCCTAGCATTTCAGATCGCTTTGTTCCACCAGGTCAACTGGTTGAAAAACAGGGAGTGTGTTTACTCGTTTACGGCCCCGCCGGAAGTGGTAAAACTGTTCTTTGTTCAACGGCTCCCTCTCCCACACTTATTATAAGTGCCGAGGGGGGTTTATTATCTATTCGTGAATCCAATGTCTCTGCAATAGAAGTTACTTCGGTAGCTGACATTGCTGAAATCTACGATTATCTTTATAAAAATCCTGGAGAATTCCAAACTGTTTGTTTGGATTCTATTAGTGAAGTGAGTGAAGTGGTCTTGGCTAATGAAAAAGAAAAGACAAAAGATCCACGGCAAGCATACGGTACCGTCATTGATGAGATGATGAAACTCTTGAGATCTTTTAGAGATCTTCCTATGGATGTTGTAATGACAGCCAAACAAGAACGTATCCGTGATGATAGTTCCGGTTCTGTGTTGTATATGCCTTCTATGGTGGGGGCAAAATTGCCTCAAGCTCTGCCTTATATATTCGATGAAGTATTTGCTATGCGAGTAGATAAGAATGAGGAAGGGGACACAACAAGGTGGTTGCAAACCGAAAAGGATTGGCAGTATGAAGCCAAAGACCGTTCAGGTTTATTGGAATCTTTTGAGAAAGCTGACTTAGTGCATATTTTTAATAAAGTTAAAACAGCATCTAAGGCAACTTCTAGTAAAGAAAAAATAAGTAACATTAAATCAAAATCGGAGGAAACGAATAATGGTTAATATTAATTTTAACGCTGAGGAAGAATTACAAAAACTTCCCGAAGATCAACGAGGAGAATTCCCTCCTCTTCCAGATAGTTGGTACACGGCTCAAATTATCGAGTCGGAACAAAAGGCTACTAAAGCCGGTACCGGTCACTATCTTCAACTTGCATTTGAAATACTGGACGATACTTATCGTGGCCGCAGAGCATGGGCGCGTCTAAATATAGACAACCCAAGCGAAGAAGCTGTGCGCATCGCTAAAGCAGATCTTGCTAAGATTTGTCAGGCTTTAAAAATAAATGCTTTGAACGATACACAACAACTTCATGGCAAACCTTTACAAATAAGGGTTATTTATAAAGAAGGCGATAGCACGTATGGACCTTCTAATGAAATTAGAGGTTATAAAGCGGTTGTCGCAACGGACAGTTCAACCCCCGCTGAAGAAGAAAAAACGGAAGCGCCTTCTTGGTCGAAACCTAAAACTCCACAGGGAGTCCTTTAACTAAATTAGTTAAGCGGAAGAAGGTGGTGGCAATTAACCGCTGCCTTCTTTTTTAGGAATGTATCAATTACGTGACTATCAACATCAGGCGATTAACGCCATTTATAATTACTTTGATTATCAATCCGGTAATCCTTTAGTCGTTATGCCTACTGGCAGTGGTAAATCCATTGTCATTGCTTATTTTATTCAAAGAGTATTGGCAACCTGGCCTGACCAAAGGATCCTCATGTTAACTCACGTTAAAGAATTGATAGAACAAAACTATGAAAAATTAAAGATCGCATGGTCAGACGCTCCATGCGGTATTTACAGTGCTTCTTTAAAACGGCGTGATACTCAAGACGCAATTACCTTCGCAGGTATTCAATCTGTTTATCAACGCGCTCCCGATCTCGGTCATTATGATTTAATCTTAGTGGACGAGTGCCATCTAATTCCTTCCAGTGGCATGGGACGTTACCGTCGTTTTATTGAAGCCAGTAAAGAAATTAATGANGCGGTTAAAATTATTGGCTTTACGGCTACCCCTTATCGTTTACGAACTGGATTATTAACAGAGGGAAAAGACAAGATCTTTACCGACGTGGCAATTGATTTAGCCAGTGGTGATGAATTGTTAAAAATGGTAGAGGAAGGCTATCTCGCTCCTTTGGTTAGTAAGTCTATGGAAACACGCTTTGATGTGAGTGGCGTGCATACCAGGGCCGGTGATTTTGCCAGTAATGAATTACAACTGGTAATGAATGATGCCGACCATACGGAAACTGCACTTAAAGAAGTAGTGGAGTACGGCGTCAACAGAAGATCCTGGCTAATTTTTTGCAGTGGCATTGAACACGCAGAGAATGTAGCCCATCAATTAACAACCACTTATGGAATAGAGTGTGCCGTGGTTACTGGTAAAACTCCTTTAAAAGAACGGGAGTTTTTATTGAATGCTTACAAAAATGGAGACATTCAAGCTATCAGTAATTGCGATGTACTCACCACCGGATTCGATGCTCCGGAAACAAATCTCCTTGTACTGCTGCGTCCAACGCAATCTACGGGGTTGTATGTTCAAATGTTAGGTCGGGGTATGCGCCCAGCTCCAGACAAAAAAAATTGTTTGGTCCTGGATTTTGCGCGTAATGTTGAACGACACGGACCTATAAACGATGTACGCCCTCAGTCACAAGGCAGGTCATCGGGACAAGTCAGCACGTCTCCTGTAAAAACTTGTCCTGATTGCCGGAGCATCGTTCCTATTTCTTTCTTAACGTGTCCCGATTGTGAACACAAATTTGCTGAACGCAAGATTGAGGTACAAGCAACGGCGGCCAGTTTAGAAATTATGCGAACGGATTTTAATCCAGAACAATACATTGAGGAAGTCGAAGTTCAGCGAGTTAAATATAGTTCGTATCGTAAGCGCGGTAAACCGACGCCCACATTAAAAGTGGACTACGAGTGTGGGTTAATGACTTACTCTGAATGGGTGAGTTTGGAACATAAAAGGGTACGCACGGAAGAAAGCGTTATCTTGGTGGCGCACTCATATTTTGCCTTCATACATTGCATTTCCTGCTCCTTTAAGTATTGAGGAAGCCCTCACACGCACTCACGAACTCAAAGCTCTTGACGGGCTTCTAATGGACTTTAAAGGGCATTACCCCCAAATATTGGATTATATCTATGAAAAACAAGAAAAAACCGCCCAGAGTTTATGTGTTTAAAGAAAGTGACAGAGAATTTCGCTTCATTAGCTTTGATGATCCCGATCGCTTTGTTACCTGGGTGGGATATAACGGGGAGAGAGAACAGTTGATAAATGATTGGTTTGGAAAACACGGTGTTTTTGAATGGAATGAATTACTCAGTCCAAAAGGACACCTGATGTTAGTGTATGAAACTTTAGATAAATGGGTGGAACCAATAACGCACAAGGATTTGCATTGGGCCATTCCTTTTTAGGAGAAAAAAATGATTAAAGTAAAAAAAGAAAACGCAGAAATTATTTACGATATGTCCAACAAGGCGTATCACGCAACCGATGCGATTGGCAGTCACACGGTTATTGATTTTGGTCGAAGTGCCGCACACGCAGTGGTGCCACTGGACGAACCAACCAGGGCCATGGAATTTGGATCGGCCTGTCATAAATGGATCCTGGAGCAAGAAGATTTTTATGAAGAATTTGCCATACCCACATTGAGCTTGCGCAGTAAAGCCGGAAAAGAATTAGCGGCGGAACTAAACGCTAAAGATCTTACTGTTATCTCGGAGCCGGACTTTGAACTCATCAAAGAAATGAAAGAAGCATTGACACCAGAATCGGAAGCCTACTTATCGGGAGCGGAGCGAGAACTGAGTATTTTCTGGAAGCGAGAAGAGTTGCCGTGTAAATGTCGTCCCGATAGCCTGGTGTTTGCAGGCAAAGACGAATCGGGAGTCTCCTGGCACAGTGTGGTGGATTACAAAACGGCGGCTGACGCCTCTCCGCATGGATTTAAGAGTGCTATCTTGCGTTACGGCTACGATCAACAAGCATCTTGGTACAGTGACGGGGTAGCAGCAGCTGGGTATAACGTGCGTGAATTTGTGTTCGTGGTCCAGGAGAAGAAGCCCCCTTACGTTAACATGGTTTATAAATTAAGTTGGCCGTCAATACTAAAAGCGCAAGAGAAAAACGGAGAAGCGGTAGAAATTTTATTGGATTATCAGCGCACTAAAATCGCCAAACCTTTTAATTCTGATAACGTCATGGAGATTGATGTCGTTTAACGGATTTGGTGGTTACGATTAAATAAA